GTTTTCACCGGGAAGCAGAGTGAAGCAAGGGTTTTCACCGGGAAGCAGAGTGAAGCAGAGCGTTGCCCATCTACATGACCCTTTTTAATCCTATCAGATCACATTAGGAAGAGCGAAGCAGGGAGTAGATACCCTTCAAAGTGGGCATTTACGGTTACCATTGGGACTGTTGCGAAATCTGAATCTGTTTGCTATAATTGCGTTTACAGTTGCGTAGCAGTATGGGGGAGGGTCCATACACATCGACCGGGGGGAGAGCCCGGGAGAGGTTAAGTCAGGCCGGCACTCAGTTGGATTATTGGGTAAAAGTGAAAGGGCATTTTAGGGAATCACCGGGGGTTATTTATGGCACTGTTTAACAGGGGACGGGTAGAGGGTACAGGGCAGGCAGAGGTTCCGGACATTCCAGAGGCCCCTGTCGATTTTTCAGAACTTTCAGACTACAGCGTGGACACAGCGTCAGCGGACTTTAATAATCTTGGTATCAATGCATTTGAGTCCACGTTCCGGGCACTCTTCAATCAAGCGAACTCACAATCCACCAGGTTAAAGCGGATATCTCATGTACTAAAGGTTTTAGAGAACAACCTGCTAACACCTGAGGCCTTGGAACAGTTAAACGCCTCAGAGCGGTTGGTTCTATACAAGACACTGGCCGAGCAAGCGGACTCAATAACCAGGGAGTTGATAGCCCTATCCAAACCGTTCATTGGGTTGCGCGTAATTATAGGAACCTTTGATGGCTTGCGAAAACATAAAACCAAAAGACCAGTGGACGTTTAATCTGCACGAGGCGGCACAGGCCGGGGACACGGTCAGGGTATGGAACTGCGTAAAGCGGATAACGGCATGCGAAGTATCCCTACTGGACTTTGGAGAGACGTTTTATATAGCGGAAGACCTGGCAACGGACATTGCCAGTTATTTAGTGTTTGACCGGGGGCTGGTAAAGGAGTGGTTAGAGTACAGCCCGAATCAGACCTGGGTATATATAGGAAAGGCGGTAACGGGGTTCGTCTGGAAACACCACACCTGCCAAACCAAAATAAGAACAGCGTTGGCATGGAAGGGGATCATTGGAGGGGATTCTGCTTACAGATTAACCGGCCCGAGACTGCGCAAGTTGGTTCGATCCGGGCAACTATTCCTATTGACCCGGCTATTCAACGGGGTGGAGCGGACTACAGAGGTAGAGTGTTTAATTAATTATCTGACTAAGACAATGATCAAGGTCATTAGTAATTGGCCAAAGTATGAGTTACTGCGGTGTTATTTGAGTTTACAGGCCGAGGTGTATAAGCATGGCAACAAACAGAGTAGCCAAACTATTTGAGTTATATAAGGGATTGGGACCGAACCGGACTCTGGTAGAGGTATCCGAAATATCAGGGGTCGATATAACCACCGTACAGGCATTTGCTGAAGCCGGGGATTGGGAACTCCACATTCAAATGGACCTGGACAGGGACAAGTGGATGACTGAGGCCCGGGAATTAGCGGATGAGGTAGTGGCACTGCAAAAAACCTTATTCAAGCAGATAAACACCGCCCTGTCTTTAATGGACACATGTACCGTTGGATTACCCTTTGACATCCAATCGGCAAGGGACTTCTCGGCTATCGCCAAAGCGTACGAGACTCTCGTCAAGGCCGCGTTAATAGCGAAGGAGGCCTTTGCTCCGGACCGCAAGGGCGACGTCCCGGAGAGCTGGTTTGAGTTGGTGAAAGAGGTATTCAACGAGCCACCACAGAACCAGCCACAGAAACCACCAGGGTTGACCAGGACACCACAAGCCAAACCAGAGGGCGAGTAGTACCATGGCCTGGAAGGATCAGGTTTTAGAGTGGTCAAAGACGCACCCGGTAGAGTGGATGCAGAAGGTACTGGGCGGGACCCTGTGGAGCAAACAGCGCGAAATAGCAAACTCACTGGTGGAGAATGAGCGAACAGCGGTACCGGCTTGTTTCTCAGCTGGAAAAACCTGGTTAGCGGCACGATTGGCAATCTGGTTTTTATACACACATACGCCAAGTAAGGTCATTACATCGGCACCCACAGGACGACAGGTAAAGAACCTTTTATGGGCTGAACTGCGTACAGCCCATAAGCAGTCGAAAATAAGGCTGGGCGGAAGCCCCTTAACACTTCAATTGGACCTATCAAGCGACCACTTTGCCGTTGGTTTCAGCACTAAAGATTACGACATCGACAAGTTTACCGGGTACCACGCACCACACGTACTGGTAATCTTTGACCAGGCCGGGGGACTTCCTCAGATGTTCTGGGAGGCCGGCGAAGGGCTCATGACGAGTAGCTTTGTGCGTTGGTTAGCGATTGGAAATACAGCGATCCCGGAAGGCGCGTTCGGGGATATCTGCGAATCGGGTCGGACGAGTAAGTACGGGGACTGGAAGGTTATTAAAATAAGAGCGGCCGAGACCCCAAACATTGCCGCAGGGCGAAATATATATCCGGGGTTGCTACCCCATAACTGGTTAGAAGATAAACTGAGAATATGGGGTAAGGACGATCCTTTGTTCCGGGTATTCGCTGAGGCAGAATTCGTAGCGTCAATTGAGAAAGTGGTGGTTTCTGCGGTGTATGTGGCAGAGGCCTACAGGCTCGCCGGGGAATACTCCGACAAGGACACCATAGAGGTCGGGTTGGATGTGGCCAGGGGCGGTATGGATTCAACGGTATGGGTAGCGAGATTGGGATCAAAGGTTCTTGAAATTCACAGGATAACAGGGAACACCACTATGGAGGTCGTTGGAGAGACGGTCCGGTTTAAGCGTTATTTAGAGGGGCGATACAAACGTAAGGTAACAACCATACGCTTGGACGCCATAGGCATTGGAGCGGGCGTATATGACCGTCTAAACGAGTTAGAGGGCGATGAAGAGTTACCCATTGTGCCGGTCATTAACTCAGAGGCCGCGTCCGATCCGTTTCAGTTCGCCAATATCAGAGCGGAAATGGCCTGGGCCCTGCGTAACAGGTTTGAGGCGGGGGGAGTCGGGCTGGCCGAGACCAGTACATCCGATCCTGAGTGCCTTGACTTTTTAAGGACTGAGTGTACGACAATGCGGTACAAAATAACGAGTTCCGGTAAGATCATATTGTGGTTGAAAGAGGAGATCAAGAAGTTAATAAAGAGATCACCTGACTATTGGGATGCATTGGTAATGGCATTCGAGGAGCCAGGGGGCGGAGCGGCAATGGTATCTTTTTTCAGCACCGGGGGAGACGCGTATAAACACACACCACCACCACAGGGAGACAATGTTGTTGTGGCTTCTGACCTGTTTGGTTCAGAGGTGGATTTTGATGAAGCTTTTATAGAGATGTAACATACATAATAAGGTAAAAAACATCTTGACTTTTTGTATACCCTTTTATTATTATCATGTTGAGATGGTTTTAGACACGCCTTTAACCGGGATGGAGACGGGATGTGGAACAATTCAGTTTTAGCAGTTGGTTAGCGGAAGGCGGCAGTAATAGACTGAGATCTTTTTCGTTATCGAAGAGTTACAGCAGGATTAGCTGGGTATTTGCCTGTAATAATGTTATAGCGACGTCGATATCTGGAGTTAAGTTACTTTTCACTGACCTTGAAGACAACCTTATAGACAACATCGAACACCCGGTCCGCGTACTCTTCGACAAACCGAACCCACCTGCCGTGCCCGCACTTAGGGCCCTTTTAAGCCAGACCTTTACACTATTAGGCATCGATGGAATTGTCTTTTGGGTGTTTAAGCGGGTCAAGGGAAGATGGACCAATATAGCGGTAAAGAAAAACTGGCAAATGAAGCCGGTATTCAAAGAGGGTAGGGACTCGACCCTGTTGGGTTGGGTAGAGGTGGACAGATACCAGAGAACAAAGAACACGTACGGGTACAAGGAAGTCCTGCCGATCAGATATTACAATCCATATGACCCACTTGGAGGCATGGCACCACTGACGGCCGCCAGGCTGGGTATTGAGCAAGAGTTCAACATGGCCGCCTGGAACGCGTCCTTTTTTGCGAGTGGGTTACGAAGCCCGATAGGCGTTTCATATAAGCGACAACTGGGCGCCAAGCAAAAGAAAGACCTGCAGAAGAATATCAGGGATTATTACAGCGGTGTCGAGGGCGGACAGGGCGTATTCATTCTTGAAGGGGATGGGACGTTCGCTGAGTTGGGAATGACAGCGGCTAAGGACCTGGACTTTGTTGAAGGAAAACAAATGAACCGGGAAGAGATATGCGCCGTGTACGGGGTACCGCCCGCAGTGGTGGGTATTTTCAGGTACGCCAATTACGCCAATTGTGAGGTCCAGAGAAAACTGCTTTGGGAGAACTGCTTACTACCGAAGATGGAATCACTTCTGGACCTAATCAATACCAATATAATGGACGAGGAATTCCGGGGAGTAAAAGCCAAGTGGGACATCCAGAGCATAGCCGCCTTAAAAAAGGACTTTAAGGAGGTGGCCAGTGCCGCGAAAATATATTTCGACATGGGATATAACAGGCAGGAGGTAGCGGTAATCCTTGACACACCAGAGTTGAACCCTGAGCCTGCGGAGCCATCTGAGGCACCACCTGAAGAGGAGCCAATCGAGGAGGAGGAGACCGGAAGACCATTCAGGTTGAAATACCTAATGCCGAGAACATCGGACCTGGATATAATCGACATCAAGGCGGACGAGCCCTGGTGGTTTGAGTACGGGGTTGCGTACGAGTCACTACTCACATCGTTGGAGCAGAGGTGGTTAACTTACCTTGGACGGTTCGTAGCGGACCTTGGACGGTCCCTATATCGGAAAGTGGCGGAGGGCCGCCCTGCGGTTCTGAATCCCATGTTATGGGAGGAGCCATGGGAGGGGATGGCTGAGTTACTTATACGGGACACCTGCGAACTGGCGGCCAAGGTAACCATTGGAGAGTTAAACACCAATGGCGACCTTGAGGAGTTGGGGAAGATATTGCGAAATACCAGGGTCAAGAACTCTGCGGTGGACTCAATAGACCTGAGTAGGTATATGTCTTCGTCAGAGTTAGCGGCCTTTAACAGCGCGATAAAGAGTTATGCCGCAAAGACGGTAGGGGTATCCTCAGAGATCATTGCCGAGTTGAATAAGAGGGCCGTGGAGGAGTTAGCGGCCGGGGCCACTCCAAACCAATTGAGAATGGCCGTTTCAAAGATAGTCAACGAAACCTACCGGGGGAGGAGCCTGACAATTGCGCGAACCATATCCGGGGGCGCGTATAACAGCGCAAGATTTGACACTTTCCAGACCATGAACGTGCAGAAGCACAGGTGGGTAAATGCGGGCGATAACATTGTACGGCCGACCCACCTACAGGAAGGCGGTCACGTAGCGGTTGTAGGAGAAGCGTTTCCAGTGACTCATTGCCGGTACCCACTCGACCCACTCGGTAAGGCTAAAGAGGTTATCAATTGTCGGTGTACAACTTTTCCGGTCAAGCACAAAGCACCGAGAAGATCAAGACCTGTAAGTGTGCCAGAGAAGGCCGCCGCGAAGCCCATGATTACCACTGGAAGGGGGAAGGTCACTTCCAATCTGATGGCTAAAGTGGACAGGATCAAGGGGCACTTCAAGCCGGGTAGAGTGGGCTACGTCCAGCCGGAACAATTCGCCAAACTGGAGGGGCTGGCAGAGGAGTTAATTGATAACGGGCTCATGAAAGCGGCCGAGTACTCGAGCAAGGACTTGGACGCACTGGCTAAAAAGTTTGGAAACAAGGTAACTACCAAACTGCCCGGGTTAACCAGAAAGGGCAAAGACGCATTAACTAAACACCTACTGGCCGGGGTAAATAAGAGCGATTTGACATTCGATA